TTAGTCGTCGAATACGCTCATAGCTTTTTGTTTCCGTTCAATATACAAATGTCCATAAGTATCAGCGGTTTCTTTGATATTTTCGTGACGCATTAATTCTTTAACGAGATAAATATCTATGCCTTTATTTATAAGATATGCTGCATAACTGTGACGTAATGAATGGATACGTAATTCTGGGAACACTTCCTTATACTTTTTATGATAGTGGTTATAGTGATATGGAGTAATGCCGCCAAATACAAAATGATTTTCATTGAATCCGTATGTTTTTTCTGCGGATTCTTTTTTTATCCCACCTAACATTCCTACTAATAGTTTTGGGATTGGAACAATTGCTTCACTTGCAGCTGTTTTTACCGATGTTAAAACTCTCTCATTTAGACTCCAAGACTTATTAACGTTAATTTGATGTTCAGCTAAATCAATATCACTCCACTTTAAAGCAAGCGCTTCTCCTACACGTAATCCTGTATAAAACATGAGAATCGTTAACTGTTTATAGTAATGCATATTAAATTCTTGTACGCGTTTATCAAAATCTTCTCTTTTAATAAAATCAATTCGTTTTTTGCCTCTAGGCATAGTTGGTACTTGCAGTGTTGGATCATACCGAAGGTTATAGAATCTTTTAGCATGATTCATTAATACTTTGAAATTGCTATAGACTGTTCTTGCACTTTCAGGAGAACTTAATGAACTACTTAAATACTTTTGGAAATCTAGAACTTGTTGAGTATTAATATCTTTAACTTTAATGTGACCAAAACGTGGTTTGATATGTAGATTATACTCATTAGTACGACGACGAATAGTCTTAGGTTTGTAAGTTTTGAAATTGATATTATGTTCAAATACTTCATCAAAGGTCACTTCATCTGTGAATGCATCTTTAATACTTGCAACAAATTCAGCTTCAGCTAGAATAGCATCTCCACGTTTTTTAAAACCTCTTTTTAATTTTTGTTTATTTCTACCGTACATATCTTTATATCTAACTTTAAAATACCAAGTTTTTCTCTCTTTATCTTTATAAACAGGCATTAAGATTACCCCTTTTATATATAGTTAAGAGCAGCAAACGTATATAGATTAGCTGCTCCTTCTGTATAATTCTCTTGCTAAAAGAATTACAAATCTTGAGTAAATCTGATTGCTTTGCCGATTATCTTAGCTGGGTTATTTTCATCTATAATCATTGGATTGTGCGTTGGGTTATCTGGCATAAGCATAATAATATTCCCTTGTTTTTTAATTCTTTTTAAGGTGGCTTCTGTATCTCCATTTACAAGAACCGCAGCTATTTCTCCAGATTCTACGTTCGGTTGTTCGCGAATCATTACATAAGCGCCATTAGGTATTGTTGGTTCCATTGAATTCCCTTTAGCTTTAAGATATAACAATTTTCCACTTGGAAGGTGGTCAGCTGCTTCGCATCGATATTCTTCGTAATTTTGTTCAGCTAGTATAGGAGCACCACAAGCAATGGCACCTAGTACTGGAATCTGAACACTTATTGAACATTCTCCATCATAATTTTGTTCTTCTTCGGTTAAATCTGATCGAGTAATTTTGAAATAATCTGCTAACATTTGAATTTTATCTGGTCTCGGATAAGTTTTTGCTTGCATCCAGTTTGAAAAAGTAGTTTCTGGTATATTCAGTTCGTTTGCTAAATCTGTTTGAGAAATCCCATTCCGATTTAAATATTTTTTTAGGTTATTTGAAAAAATTATTTTTAAAGTATTAGCATCCATGTTCCTTTGTTCACCTCGCTTTCTAATACTATAATACCGAAAATCGGTAGCGTTGTAAATGATAAAACTACTTTTAAAAGGAATTTTTTTACCGAATTACCGTTGACAATTCGGTAAAACGGTAGTAAATTAAAATCAGAACTTGTCGAAAGGAGTTGAAAAAGATGTTTCAAATTACATTAGCCGCAGCAAGAGTTAATGCTGGGCTTAAGCAAGAACCAGCAGCAGAAAAGATTGGAGTTACTGCAAAAACACTTAGTAATTATGAACGAGGTATTACTGCTATTCCTGGTACTGTGTTAAAAAAAGCATCTTTAGTATATGGTATACCTTCAGATATGATTCGTTTGCCACAAATAGACGATGGTGTTTATGATGATGAATTTTTTTTGCAACGCGGTACCGTTTAAAGGTAGTTGGGGCGGAGGTGTTTAAGAATGAACAAAAAACTTTTTTATAATTCAAAGGAAGTACAGTCAATGTTGGGGCTTGGCTGTATAAGAACCGCTCAAATAAGAATTAAAGTTATGAATGATGAACTAAAAGCAAAGGGATATTGGGTTGAGCGTGGGAAAGTGCCAGTTGCATTTTTTCATGAAAAATATCCGTATGTTGAACAAAGGTGAGGTGAATTAAATGAAAAATGGCAAAAAACCAACCAAGAAGGAAAAAATACATATTAAATCATACAATTTAAATCCTGATAATTGGTTGATATTTAAAAAGGTAAGTAATGAATTGTATTTAGTACATCGTTATACAAATGCAACTAAAGTAATTCCAAATTTATAGGAGGTAACTAATATGGATCAATTAACTGTAGTAAATGAAAGAAATAACAACTTGGTATTTGAAAGTAATGGTGAAATTGTAACTGACAGTTTGACGATTGCAAGTATGTTTGGAAAAGAACATAACAATGTATTAAAAGATGTCCGTAAACAAATCGATTATGCAGGTCAAGAATTCGGACAGGTAAATTTTCACCAGTCCACTTACATTAATACGCAAAACAAACGAATGCCCAAATATGATTTGACGGAAGAAGCTTTCACACTGGTTGCAATGAGTTACAACACAAAAGAAGCTGTTCAAATGAAAATTAAGTTTATTGAAGAGTTTAAACGAATGAAACAACACATACAAAATCAGCAACAACTTCCTAAAGATCCGATGAGCATTCTGAAACTCACATTTGATGTTTTAGAAGGTCAAAAACAAGAAATTCAAGATATTAAATCAGATGTGAAGGATTTACGAGAAAATGCTCCTTTATATGCTATTGAATGTGATGAAGTATCAAAGGTTGTAAGAAAGTTAGGTGTTCTTCTATTAGGTGGTAAGGAATCTAATGCTTATCGGGATGTTAGCCTTAGAAAAAAAGTGTATAGCGATATTTATAGTCAATTACATAGAGAGTTTGGAATTAGTAGTTATAAAGCTATTAAACGTCATCATTTAGATAGAGCTATTCAAATCATTAATGAAGAATATTCACTTCCAATCATTTTAGAAGAAGAAATTACAGCTACAAATGCACAAATAAATATGGCGGAAGTTCAATAGGAGGAGCAATCATGCAACAAAAGATTTTAGTAATTACTAGTAATTTCGCAGGTTTTCCAGGTATCAGTGAATTTCACTCAAAAGATGCTGCAAAAGAAGAAGTTAAAAAGTTAATTCAAAAAGGTGTAAGTCCAAAATCAATTCGTGTAACGCAAGAAATCCCTATGAATATTGATATTCAAGTAGATGTTGAATTTTAAGAAGGAAGGCTTAGGTGAGAAAAATAATGGAAGTCATGATTGATTTAAATACATTTGCTGATGGAGCACTTGCTGAAAGATTTCATCAAGAGTTTGAACGTGTAATGGAAAATATGGCGGATTTAAATACTGATCCTAAAAAAGCAAGAAAGATTGTTTTAACACTTTCGTTTGCTGGTGATAAAAAGCGTGATGTATGGAATTGTCAGGTTCAAGCCACTTCGAAACTAGCACCAACAGAAGCGGTAGAGTCTAAGATTCTATTAGATATGGACCAAAACGGAAATTTAGTTGGTCAAGAGTTAGCTTCCGGGATCCAGGGACAGTTTTATATGGATCTACAGGGTGATGTGAAAACAGATATTGGACAACCTGTAGAAGAAGTAGAAGAAAAAGAACAAAATCAGGCTGCCGAGAAGCAAACAGTAGTAATCGATTATTTGAAAACTAAATCTAATTAAGAAAAGGGGAAATAAAAAATGACTATGACAAGAGAAGCAATTGAAAAGGTATTAGAGATTGGAACAATTAAAACACACAAAATCGGTGAACAGACATATTCAACACAACGATTACATCTTGTGCAAGAACCAACACCAGCGGAAATTGTTGTACGTAGTTTATCTGGATTAGTAAGTTACATTAAATCGGAGTTTGATACAGCGGTACCTTTAATGATTCATATCGAGAACCCGACGACAGTTAGTGTATTTACAGCAGTTAATGGAGACAAGGTAAGAAGTACATTTATCCAAGCGAAAGCATCTATTCCACGTTTTAACTTTGATAGTTTTTATGACAGAGAAGAACTTAATATCGCATTACAGTCAGGATTTGTAGAAAATGATCATCGTGGCATTATTTTAAAGGTGATAGGAAATGTTGTAGATGAAATGGTAAAAGGAATTGAAGATGATGGTGTATCGCAAGCTGTAACTGTAAAAACAGGAACTGCTACAAGAGGGCAGGCGAAAGTTCCTAATCCAGTTGAGTTAATGCCATATAGAACATTTGTAGAAGTAGAACAACCAGAAAGTAGGTTTGTATTCAGAATGCGTGAAGGTGCTCGTTGTGGTTTGTTTGAAGCCGATGGTGGAGCTTGGAAGCTAGAAGCGATGAATAACATTAAAGAGTATTTAAACGTAGCATTGGCGCAAGAAATTGAGTCTAAAAAGGTGTTTGTTTTAGCCTAATGGATATTACAACAGTAGAAAGTACAACGAATGTCTGTATCTTTGGATTAGGGATAGTGATACTTGCGTATGGAGTTTATAAAGGTGGTACTTTCATTGAACGAAAGTTTGATGAAAGTGATCGCTTAGAAAGGGAGGCTTTAAATGATGGGAATAGAAAGCCGAGTTATTCCGGAACATCTAGAAAAGGCTTTGGAATTAGAAGAGGAGCGTAGAGAGTGTATACAAAATCTGCATCTGTTATATAAACAAATGAACCAGGCAAATAAGGAAAGTAATAAAACTTTGTATCTTGAATTGCATAACGCTTATCAGAAGCAAAGTATAAGAGATTTAGAGATATCAAAACAGTTATCAGCTATGTATTTTAAGAAACAGAAAAGTGATCGTGAAGCAGAAAGAAAAGAGGTTTTTCGTGTAGCAGATCATCTTGAAAAGGTTGGTGGCAGAAAAGAAGTAGTTGAAAGAATTCGCAAGAATGCATAAGAGAAGAACCCGCTGCAACGGGTCCTGAAATAAAAGAATTAATACGTATTATATCAATTAATCGATGTTTTGGAAATAGGAGAGGTAGGGAATATGGGAATTGTAAGAGTAGAAAAGAACAAAAATTATTCTGTCGTAAATAATACCGGTTTAAGAGATGAAAGGCTTTCATGGAAAGCAAAAGGTATTTTAGCGTATATCCTTACACTTCCGGATGATTGGGTATTTTATAGAGAAGAGTTAGCTACGCATGCGAAAGATGGTCTTGATAGTTTAAGAAGTGGAATGAAAGAGTTGAAAGAATACGGATATTTACAACGTATTCCAATTAGAAACGATAAAAATAAAATTGTCAGTTGGGAAACGGTAATTCATGAAGTTCCACAAGTCGAGCCATTGGTGGGTTTTCCACCAGTGGAAGAGCCACCGATGGAAAACCCACTGGTGGAAAATCCTCCGGTGGAAAATCCCGAGCTACTAAATACTAATATACTAAGTACTAATAAATTAAATACTAATATACAAAATACTAATTATTATCATGATGATAATAAAGAATCGAAATCACATGTATTAGTCGATGAAGAATTTAAAGTCAGTTATAACTTTTTAAAAGGTGAAGGAATTCCGTTAAGTGAAATTGCCATTACGGAATTAGGAGAGTTTTGTGATTCGTTTGGTAGCGAATTAATTAAACATGCTGCTCACAAAGCTATTGATGAAAATAAGCCAAAATGGAATTACATTAAGGCCATTTTGAAAAGCTGGGAAAAGCAAAAAGTAAAAACATTAGATGATGTTGCTGCATTAGATAGGCGCTTTGAAATGAGTAAGAACAAGCGATTGAATGGTTCGGGACCTGGTCGTTCAAATAGAAAAGAAATTGTTCCAGAATGGTTACGTGAAGATGTTGAGCCAACTAAAAAGGAAATCGAAAAGCAAAACTCGCAATCTATTGATGAAGAGCGTGAGAGATTGCAAGAAGTGCTAAACAAATATAAATCATAGGAGCGATTTACATGTTAAATCCATTTGAAGATGTAATTGGTGAAGAGTGTTATGAATGCGAAAATCCTTTTCCTGAGTCTGATATGAGTAAAATATATATTTCTGGTTTGGAAAGAACTTTATGTAAGCAGTGTAGAGAGCAGCTTGAACAGAGAGTAAAAGTGTTAGATTTTCGTGTCATTCATGATGTTCTAAAGGAATTGATAAAAGGATTCGGCCGTGAGAAAGTCCGTCAATTTGATTTATTAACTGCAAAAAGGTACGTGATTGACAACGAAGTAGCTCTAACAATTGAAAAACGTGGTGGCAGGTTCAATCAAGAACCTTTAGGAGAATTTGTTTCCTTATCTACCGAAGAGTTAATTGTAGTCATCGAATTTTTAATGAGAAAAATGAATCCTAATCTATGGATGAATGCTGTGATAGGGAACGTTTTAGAGCAACAAATGATTATTACACTTTCACCGATAGAAGGTGAGTTAAATGACTGAACAAATCACAATAGATCATGATTTTATTTATGAGCCACTAATAGATACATACATGGTGGACATTGTTACAGAGTCAGGATTCAAATTAGAATTTTGTGAAGCTGAAACGAAAGAAGAAGCGGCATTAAAAATTCGTGAGAAATATCGTAAGAATTATAGTTTTAAGATTCGTAGTATTGAAGTTTCGAATAGATCGTTAAAAGAAATTCAAGAACTTAACTAACAATTGAATAGGAGAAGATACTCATGCGGAATCCATATGATTATTATATAACTCCAGAAGAATATGACATCGCAGAGAGGAACGGGATTTGTAGAAGAACTTTAGAATATAGAATTCGTGATGCAATGTGGAAAAGAGAGGTAGCCATTACTAAAAAGCCTCAAAAAATAGCAGAATGGCACAAGATAAAAGAAATCGCTTTACAAAATAATATTTCTAGAAACACATTTGAGGATCGAAGAAAAAGAGGATGGAATTTAGTAGATGCAATGACTAAGCCTCCAATGAGTCGAGAGGAATCCTTAAAACGCGCAAATCAATTTAATAAAAATAATCGTGTACTGACAGATGAACAAATACAGCAAGCTAGAATGAATGGTTTAAAACGAAGTACGGCATATTACCGTTTTAAGAAATTGAAATGGGATATTGAAAAAGCGATAACTTATCCAATTTTATCAGCATCAGAACGTGGGCGTAAAGGAAAAGAAGCATCACCGTGGTCTAAGATGGTAATTCCATCAAGAGAAGAAAGAATGAAGCGCAGGAAGTTAACTTATATAGCAAATTAGTTTGAATTCATAAATCTTGAATTAAGGAGAGATAGGGAATGAATTTACAAATTGATGAAAAGAAAGTAACTGCTGGTCAATGGGTTGTATGTGAATTGAAGGATAACAAAGTCATTACACAAGTGAAACGAGTGATTAAAGATACATTTAACAATAAAGTGGAATTATGGGGATCGTGGGGATGCGAAGGAGCAATACATGGTGATTGGGGTTACAATCATGCGAATAAATGTAGATATGCCACAGTTGAGGAAATCAACGCAGAAAGTGTAAGACGTGTATTTGCTCAAAAAGGACGTAAGCCGAACGAGTATCGCTCAGGTGATGTTGTAACGGATGATGTGTATGCATCTCGTATTTTACACGTAATAGACGATAGAGCAACTGTACAAATCATGAACTCGCATCAAATATATGAGGTTGCAATAGAAAATTTAGAGATTCTATTCTTTGCTGAGGATATGGCTGGTTAAATCATGGGATTTGTAGTTTTAATATTCTGTTTATTGGCGATTATGGTTGCTTTTAGATCAGCAGAAAAGGTTAACAAAAGAAATCATTCAGATAAATAAATTTCAAGAGTAGGAGAGAAATTACATGGAAAATCGATTTATAGATTTAACGGAATTATTCCAAATGCAAAGGGTTTTAGATAAGGATATCATAGCGAAGCATAAAGAAAATTATGCTCGCTATGACATGTTGTATAACAAGGTTTACGCGCTAAAAAATGAAGTGAATGAAGCCTGGAATGCAGCAAATTCTTTTAAAATGTGGTCCACAAAATTTGAGCAACCTAACGATACATTTTTAGAAGAAATGGTTGATATCTTACACTTTTGGTTGTCGGTTGCTATGGACTTTAAAATTAAAAATCTTCTTCGAACAATTTATATTACAGAAACTAAAATTAACGGATTTAATAAAGCGTTCTTCCATATGGACAAGAACGTAAATCATCTTATTGGAAAAGCCGAATACAAGGACTCTATTGGCACGAAAAGACCTTTAATAATGATGATGGATTTATTCTACAAAATTATTGAATTTGCAGGTTTTACATGGGATGACGTTGTGAGAGTGTATAAAGAAAAAAATCAAGAAAACTTTAATCGTCTTGCCAGTGGATATTAATTAAACAAGGAGTAACGCTATGTATTCTCTATTTGTTGGTTTTATAGCAGTAATGTTTTTTATATCAGTAGCGTGGGTCGTTGCAGGTAAATTAGGAGTTTTTGAGTTTATTGGAAACGTAGTATTAAAAATTAAAAACATGTTCAAGGAGGAAAAATAAAATGAATACAAAGAAAATCGTAGGTGCAGCAGTAGTAGGATTTAGTCTTTTAACAGGTGGAGTTTTAACGGCAATGAGCGTAAAGGTAATTGATCAAGGACATGCAGGTGTTGTTTATAACAGAAGTACAGGAATTGAAAAGGAAACTTTAGGGCAAGGATGGCACTTAGTTTCACCATTTAAACGTGTAACAGCTTATCCTATTTCAACAGAAACGGTTAAAGTGGACAAATTCAGCGTACAAACCAAGGATGGTAAGCCATTAACAGTTAGCTTATCTTACGATTACATGAATGATGCAGAGAAACTTCCTAAGATTTATAACAAGTTCAAAGGACAAGCCCCAGATGTAATTGAGAACGGTTGGTTACAGACTCGACTTAAGAAAGCTACATTAAACGTTTTCTCTAACTATTCAGTTCTTGAAGTATTCCAGCATCAAGGGGAAATTAACGGGGCAATAGAAAAGGAGTTTAGAAAAATGGTAGATACTACGGGTTTCTTAGTAGATTCTGTTACGTTAGAAGCTCCTAAACCAGATGCAAATACAGCAAAAGCGATTCAAGGAGTAGTAGATGCTCAACAAAACCTTGAAAAAGCAGAGATTGAGAAAAAGCAAGCTACAATCAATGCAGAGAAAGCCATTGAGGAAGCGAGAGGAAAAGCTGAAGCAAATGAGATTATTAAGAAGTCTTTAACTCCAGAAATTGTAGAAATTAAAAAAATTGAAAAATGGGATGGCAAGTTACCACAAGTAAGTGGAGAAGCTAATCCATTGGTTCAAGTTAAATAAACTATATTTCCAGGACTTTCTTAAATAAGGGAGTCCTGGGTTGTTATCAAATTTGAATTTCATTAAGAAATGGAGAGGGATAAAGATGGAAAAGTATCAAGTAGAAGTGAAAGTAACGAAAACGTATAAAACTCTTGTTGAAGTTGAAATACCTGAAGATGCGAACGGTGATGATTTCCAAAGATTAGTTGAAGAAAAAGTGGAGTCAATGGATCAAGAAAAATTAGATTATCAAGATACTAATCATTTTGTTTTAAAAATTAATGATATCAAATAAAAGTGTTATTTGAATAAAAAATGGCAGGTAATTGACTAAGTTACCTGCCGTGCAACAAACGATACGGAGTGTAACGAACTCCGATTTAAAAGAGAGTAGCTGTGGGAAGCTGACTTGAGGATAGTATGTGTAATGTAAAAAATGATTATTCGTAAAGGGGCATGAAAAATGAATACAGCTAAATTCAAATTTAATAGAAATCCAGTTCATATTGGTTACGATAAAGCGATTGAACAGCCGAGTATAGAAATATTAAAGAATACACCAGCATTATGGAACGCTTCATTAGATGATGCTCTGAAATATGGCGGTGAGCTTACAAAGGCAGCTATTAGCGCAATGAATTTACGTCATGATCGCAAATACATTGTTGTAGATACAAAAGTCCATATGTTAATGCCTGGTATGTGCCCAGCAATTCCTAATTGGCATAGTGATGGTGTTCCAAGAGGTTTAGAATTACGACCAGAAGCGAAAGCAGAGCCAAATATCTTCGCTCAAGAGAAAATGAGCAATAGCCGTTTCCATTTACTTGTAACAGGTGAGGGATGCTTAACAGAATTTATTGGACAGCCTGTAGAGCTAGATGTACCGGAAGAACCAAATACAAAGTTATACAGTATGGTGAACCAGCAAGTGAGAGAAAAAGTAGGAGCAGGAGAATTAGAAGTGTTTACAGCTCCAACATGTACACCGATTGAGTTTGATTGGTTTGATATCCATCGTGGAATCGAAGCGACAAAACATGAATGGAGATATTTAATTCGAGTGACGGAAACAGATCATATGCCACCACAAACCGACTTACGCCAGATTATTAGAACACAGCAGCAAGTGTATGTTCCAACAAATTTTGGTTGGTAATTTAAACAAAATAGTTATTTTGGAGGGAAATGAACGTGGAGAAATGCAATTATGTTGGATGTAAAAATGATGCAACAACCAAAGGTTTTATATTCGCTAGAGATCCGCAAGGCAGGAAGCATCTTCCTACAGATGTATACGCTTGCGATAAACATAAAAAGTCTTCCAGTTTTTTTGAATATAAAACTGCTAAAACAAACTAAATTAAATTCTTATTGTACGAGAAAAATAAAAGAACCCGTTTGTTATAAACGGATTCTTCCCTTAAGGTGTACAAGGAATACAAGGTAACTGGCCTAAGGAAACCTGTAGAATTCCTTGTGATTGTAATGTATGCAAAGGAATCAATAAGGTTAATGAATTTTAAACAAAATTCTTATTTTAGAGAAAAGAAAGGTGAGATGAAATGATAAGGATAAGTAAATCTGAAGATTTTGAAGAAAAATTACATCAACACAACAAGCGAATGGAAGAAGATGAATTATATAGAGCTGGTACAAAATTACTTACATTTCCTGCTGGTCATAAGCTTGAATTGGTGATCGAGGTAACGGATGAGTATTATAGTCATAATTTACACAACTTGCTTAGAGGAAATATAGAAGGTGCTGAGTTGCTTGGGTTTAAGGTAACTGAGCTTGTAATTAAACCAGAAGAAAGAAAGAAGAACGCGGTAAGAGAGTTCTTAAGTCAGATAGTACAAGATTATAATTTGTAAAAAATAATTATTTTGGTGGAAAGAGACGGTGTATCATGGGTTACGCAAATAGAGGAATGTCATTTGAGCTTTTATTAAACAATACATGCCGTATGTATAAAGCGGCGAATGTAGGAGTATTTAATAAGCGCCCTACACCAATAAAAGTGATAAAGACAGATAAGAAAGGCAATATAACTAAAAGTGCATGGGAAAGTAAATCTACAGTAGATTATGACGGTGTGTACAAAGGAAGAGCTGTTTATTTTGAAGCGAAATCTACTGAAAAAAGCACGAGCTTCCCGTTAGATAATATAAGTAGGCACCAGATTGACTATTTAAAGGATACACAAGAACAGGGAGCACTTTGTTTCTTTTTAATAGAATTCAGAACGGATCAGGTTATTTATTTTGTTCCTGTTTCTGTAGTAGCAGAATACTATGAAGCTATGCTTTATGACGGAGGAAGAAAGTCTATTCCAAGAGAGGAATTTGAGAAAAGAGCGTATATAGTACCACAAACTAATAGAGCACCTGTTGATTATTTATATCATGTAGATAAGTTAGGAATGGTTACTATATGAGTCCAAAAGAAGCGAGGATGGTAATACTAGAATTAACAGATAATCATTGCCGTCAATGTGACAATAAATGTTCTCGTGATTTTGTGTATTGTTGGACAAAGTGTGAAGTAGGGAAGAGATTGAATGAAATAGGGGTTGTTTTGGGTGGTAAAGTTTTTGTTAAAACATCCATACAGAGAACAGAAGAAGAATGGAATGAAATTTGTGAAGAAACCATGAAACTTAAAGAACATGGAATGAAATATATTGAAATTGCTAAAAAGTTTAATGTGAGTTACGGGCATTTAAGAAAACAGTTAAATAAACGTAACGTGAAGAAATGAGTTTACATGGTAAAAGAGGAAGCAGGTGAGCCAACCCTTGTTTGAATGGTTTAAAGATTATAAAAAGTTGGAAGATGAAATCATTTATTTAGAAAATAAATTGCATAGAAGTAAAAGAGAATTAATGCGTTGGAGTGTTGGTGATTTATCTAAGTATAAGTTAACTGCTGAATCGGATGGTGCGAAATTAGAAGAGCACATAGCCGCTATAGAATATGAACTAGCGAATAAGATGAACGATCAGTACGACCTCAAAATATTAATTAGTAAGTTTGAAGGGCTAGAAAATAAAATTCTATTTGGTAAGTATGTGCAACGAAAAACATTAGAATCTATAGCTAGGGAATTGGGCTATAGTAGTAGTTATGTATATCAGAAGCATGCTGAAATTTCTAGAAGGATAAAGCTTGCTGAAGAACTTACACTTTTCTTACAGTAAGTTTTACATATGGTATCTATTGAAAAAATGAATTATAGTAATAGCATAGAATTTTACGTAAGAGCGACTGGTGCATGGTTGCTCTTTTCTATTTTTAATAGTAACTGTAAAATTTTAATGGGTTGGTTACCGAATAAAGCTTTATGGATGTCTGTTTGAATGAACTGGCGTTTATAGGGCGAGTACATAATTACAAAGAGAACTTTCGAATCTAATTGTGATTATGCAGGAATACAAAAATAATTAAACGGTCCATAAGGAGAGCTTTTGCTCTTCTTTGAGCTGATACGTGCCTATCTATAGTGTCGGTTCAAAGAAGAATAAAAATATGAATATGAGTAACAAATATCTTATATAAAAAAGAGGACGCTCATGGCGTCCTTTATGGTGTATTCTTTTTGTCTTTAATGCCCAAATGCATTTCCAAACCTTCTACAAGGATCTCGGAAAAATTAACACCTTTATGAGTTGCGTATTCTTCTAACCAAGAAGGAAGAGTTACATTTTTTCTTTTATAAGTTGTTTTGTCTTTATTTCTAAGTGGTGGCATCCAAACATCAATTAAAAAAGAATTTTCGTCTTTATCTAATTCTAATTTATCAATTGGTGTCGGCTCGGGAATTGATTCATTATCCTTTTCCATACCATATAAATGAAGTCCTAATGCTTCTCTACCTTCCTTTAAAGCATCTTCTTGTGTATCTGCATGAGAAACGCAACCAGGAAGGTCTGGAAAGTAAATACCGTAACCATCTGACGACTTTTCAAGGATAGCGGGATAAACATAATAGTCTTTTTTCATAATTTGTTTTTATAACGATTTCTTGTATAATTAGGGAAAGCAAGGGGCGGTTTATAACCAACCCGCTTGCTTATAGATTGAGCGAAGTGTACCTTTTGGAATATCCTTGCACGGATGTTTCACGGTTACTTTGCCAACCTTAGAAGGATGTTTGAACTGATGGTGGCTGCCTTCAATGTTCTCTATAAACCATCCTTCTTTTTTTAACCTCTTAATTACTTCCCTACTAGAAATCGTTATTACCTCCTTTCAACTTTCTATATTCATTATAACACGCATTATGATGCGCATCAAGGGGTAGGGGTGAATTTCTCTGTTTTTTTTTATATTTTCTTAATGAATATCAGTATATTGAGCACCCGATTTGGGTGCTTTTTATTATGTAAAAATTATATAGGTGGTGCGTGTAAGTAATGAAGGATGCGTTATTACAAAACATCATATTGAAAAAGAAGATTAATCAATTATTTACCGATAATCAGGAGTTAAAGGAAACGGTAGAAGGATTATCTCAAACTGTGGAGGGCTTAAAAGCTACGGTTGATAATTTACAAAAATCTCTAAATAAAAAGGTAGATGGGGAAAATATTTTGGATGCTATTGTATATGCGATAGAAGAAGTAAAAGAAATTGATTGAAGGAGAATGAAGGATGGACGAAATCAATTTAAATGATAGATATTGGTGTTTTGGATTCGATCAGTATTATCCTTGTGGTGGATTTGCTGATATTCATACAACAACTAATTCTAAGCACGAAGCAATCAAATGGTATGAAGAAGAAAAAGAACGTTTCGACTATTGTGAGGTTTGGGATTCTGAAAAGCGTGAGTATATAGATAGTGATAAGGAGTGAGTAAGGTGAATGAAGGGAAAAAGTATTTTAATAAGGCTAAATGTTTAGTATGTGGTCATATGGATAAAGTTTATCATCCATCTAAAGAAGAATATCAAGAAGTAACAGTTTGTCCAAAATGTAATGGTGCTTTTGTAGATGTGTGGGTGATTAACAATTATAAACGACAATCAAATGATACAAAAAAGAATATTCAAGGATTAACAATTGAATTGAATGTTGAAACAACTGAAGCATTAAAAGGAATTAAAGAAGTAACGGAAGCTGCTAATGAATGTACGGCTGCATTGGAGAAGTTGGAAAAGGTTATGAGTAGGTTTAAGGGAAAGAGCGCACTGAAAGATATTACAGTAGAATGTCCCATCTTTTTAAATGGTAAGACGATGGCTTCAGAAATTGTCAAACGTATTAATGATAGTGATTCAAACATTCAGATATAAATTTTATTTGTTGTTAAGGAAAGATAAGCGCAAACGTGTTGCATTTGATAGAGAAGGAGTGAGATAGATGCAATTAACTAAACTTGAGAAGATAGGTATTGTTAGCTCAATCCTCGTAGCGGTAGGTGAGGATGCACTCGCTAAACATATTGACTTACAACGATTAGAAGAAGAATTCGGACCGATAGTAAACGGTGCAACAGAGAAAGAGTGTGGAGAAGCGACATTAAGTGTACTAAATAAAATGATTGCTAGTTTATTAGAAGATAAGGGGTGAGGATAATTGGACAGCGTTTTAAATGGTAAGATTGCTGCGCTTGGTCTTATGCTCATTGATAAGAAAGCATATATCAAATACCTTAAACCTCTTGAAAAAGCGCATAAAAAAGCTGGAATAGATGTTAAGTATTACAAGCTGTATGACGGGAAACCTATGTTTTATTCCGTGGAATACCTGAAACAAACATCAATAAAAGAATTACTAGAAAGGGACAGATGGAGAAAAGATTTAAGCGTAAGGGGTGAGGATAGATGCAATTAACTAAGCTTGAGAAAGCAATTGCAATTAGTACGCTTATACATTCGGTTGGGGTAGATGATATTGAAGAGTATGTAGATGTAGAGAAGTTGCCAATCTTAATTGAAGTGATAGAGGGATTTCATAATAATCTAACAACAGCAGCAAAGAAAGAAGCCGATATAAGTTTAATGAATAAACTAATTGACGATCTATTAAGAAGTAAAAGGGTACAAAAGATTGTACAGTTTAGATGTAAAGCATGTGGATATACGGAACAGTATAGTGAACGAATAGCGAAATCAAAGGACGGATTACGCTGCAAGTGGTGTGAAGATGGTGGTGTAATGTGTAATGAAGGAATACAAAACCAAACAACAGAAGCGTAAGTTCTATGACAGTGGTGAGTGGAAGAGTATACGTGAGCAAGTAAAGAAGCGTGACAACTATGAGTGCCAGGAATGTAAACGTAATGGTCGAGTGCAAACAGATACCAATGAGTACAGTGAGAGCGCAAAGCGTAAGAAGATTCAACTTGTTGTCCATCATATAAAAGAACTCGAACATCATCCAGCACTTGCATTAGAAATAGATAATTTAGAAACAATCTGTGTGGATTGCCACAATAAAGAGCACGGTAGAACATTCAAAAAGAAAATCAACAAATGGGAAAACGATGAAAAGTGGTAAAAATGATTCGGTAATAACACCCCCCCTTAAAATATTTCATCAATATTTCGTCTAAGGGGCACCGGAGGAGGGGGTCGTTTTTCCAGATTTTTGAGCCATATCGCATAGGACCCCTACCCAGTATGAAAATATGATTGAATCGAGGTGATAGTATGGCGGACATTGATGAGCGTGAGGTGCTAGTTAACAAAGAAAAAAATCGTTTGAAAAGACTATTTAAAGAAATCCCACCTAGTAAGTTGAAAGTAGTTGAAGGGTTAATTATTCAGGCAGCAAGATTACGAGTTTTATTGAATGAGATGTGGATGGATATATCTGAGAATGGTGATTATGAAATGTTCTCACAATCTGATAAAACAGAGCCGTATGAAAGAGAACGGCCTGTTGCCCGGCTATATAATACCCGTGATCAATCATATCAAAGGGTCATTAAACAACTAACAGATTTGTTGCCAGAAGGAAATAATAAAAAAGAAATTAAGAAGTATTCGGCAAGTGATTTAATATGATTGTTCATAAGTATGTAAGTGAATATATAGAACTATATGAGACGGGAACAGTGTTATTAAATAAAGAACGTATCATGCTTATTCATTATTTAAAGCAAGATATATTAACCCGTAATGATTTACATTTTGATGTGGATTTAATTCATAAATGTGTAACTTTCATAGAAAAGTGGCATTTCAAATTAAATTCCTTTCAAAAATTTTTAATAGCATTTGTGTTTTTGTTTGATGAATATGAGGATGTTTATTTTGATCAGCATTTTTGGATGATGGCAAGGGGTGCTGGTAAAAATGGATTGATTAGTGCATTGACACACTTCTTTATTAGCGAATTGCACGGTATTGAGCATTATAATGTATCGGTAGTTGCTAATACAGAAAGGCAGGCTAAAACGTCTTTTGTAGATGTTTTTGAGAAGAATAAAAAACATGAGATATTAGATGAACTATTTGTCTCAACAAAACAATTAATAACAAACAAAGCTACTCGTTCAACCTTTGAATTTCATACATCTAATGCAGGAAGTAAAGATTCATTAAGAGATGGATGTGTTATTTATGACGAGATACATAGGTATGAAAATAGCGATGTTGTAGAGGTATTCTCTAGTGGTTTAGGTAAAGTTCCTAACTCTAGGGAATTTTTTATTACCACAGATGGATTTGTTCGTGAAGGTTATCTTGACAAAATGAAAGAGCGGGCCATGAATATCCTGAAAGGGAAAGAAAAAGAGGATAGATTATTTCCTTTTATTTGTAAGTTGGATGGTTCTGAAGAAGTAGACAATCCAGATATGTGGGAAAAAGCAAATCCAATGTTTAGTAAGCCTATGAGTCAATATGCTAGAGGTTTGTTTAAAAAAGTTATGCGTCAGTATAAAAATCTTGAAAATGATCCATCTAATAGAGAAAACTTTATGACCAAAAGAATGAATCTACCAGAAGTAGATTTAACGAAGTCTGTAGCCCCATGGGAAGAAATCATACGTACTGGGTTTGAAGAAGATGGAGTAACACTTCGAGAAATTCCGGATTTAAGGCATAAAACAGCCGTGGGCGGGCTCGATTTTGCTAGTATCAAAGACTTTGCAGCGGTAGGCCTACTATTTAAGCATGGTGAAGATTATATTTGGAAATCGCATTCTTTTGTAAGGAAAGGCTTTTTGGACAAAGTGAAATTAAAAGTACCTATTAAGGAATGGGAAGAAAAAGGATTGCTCACTATTTTAGATGAGCCAGTGATTAATATCTCTCACATTGTAGATTGGTTTGTAAAAATGCGTGAGTTATATGGGGTTAATACAATAGTAGCCGATACATTTCGTCTTGATCTGGTTAAAACAGCACTTGAAGCGGAAGGTTTCATATTATTATATATCCGTAATCCAAAAGCAATTCATTCACTTTTAGCTCCAAGAGTTGAAACGCTATTTGCTAATAACCATATTATCTTTGGAGATAACCCTTTAATGCGTTGGTACACGAATAACGTTTACGTTCATATCAAAAAAGATGGAAACAAAGAGTATTTGAAAAAAGACGAATTTAAAAGGAAAACAGATGGATTCCAAGCCTTTATTCATGCATTGTGGCAAGCGGATAAAATCCTTGTGGATGAATTCGACTTTATGTTAGACGGTATTAAATTCTAATAAAGGGGGTGATAATCATTGGATGGTTGGACGCAGTATTTAAAAGAAATAGTGAAGTAGGATTTATGTTTGATGTGGAAATGTTTATTGAGAAAGCCAATAGAGTCCACATGAAGCGACTGGCGATCGATACCTGTATATCCTTTTTAGGAAGAACAATAAGTCAGTCGGAATTCAGAGTGAAAAATGGTGAAGAATTTGAAAAGGATGAGCTTTATTACCGATTAAATGTTAGACCAAATAAGAATATGACAGCAAGTACCTTTTGGGAGAGTTTCATTTACAAACTTATTTATGATAATGAAGCTTTGATTATTCAAGCGGATGATGGTGATCTACTTATTGCTGATGACTTTGAACATAACGAATATGCTGTGTTTGAAGATACTTTTACAAATGTCACTGTAAAAGATTATCAGTTTAAGAGAAGTTTTAAACAAAGTGAAGTCATTCATTTAAGATACAGGAATGATAAGTTATCACCTCTTATCGATGGTTTGTTTGCTGATTATGGTGATTTATTCGGTAGAATATTAAGTTCTCAAAAACGTAAGAATCAAATTCGCGGAACAGTTGATATGGACATGCTCGCTGCAAAGAGTGAAAAACATCAAGCCAAACTTCAAGAATTCATTGATAACATGTATAAAGCAATTGGAGAAAAAGACGTTGCTATCATTCCGCAACAACCAGGTTTTAAATATGCTGAAACGTCAGGTGGAGCAAATTCTGGGCAGAGTGTGGAGGAAATTAATAAAGTAACAAATGGCTTCTTAAATCAAGTAGCAATGGCTTTTGGTATTCCAACTGCTTTGATATATGGCGAAATGGCTGATGTTGAGAAGCAAACGAAAAATTATATGCTTTTCACAGTGAAACCTTTATTAAAAAAGCTTTCTGATGAAGCAAACGTTAAATTTTTTGAAGAAGAAGAGTATCTTTCAGGTCACAAAATTGAAGTTAAAGCTGTTTCTTATCAAAGTATATTTGATCTTGCGACAAGCATCGATAAACTCATTTCTTCAAGTGCATTTACAGGGAATGAGATTCGATTAGAAGTAGGATATGAAGTTTCTGATGATCCTAACTTAAATACACATCATATTACAAAAAACTATACGAAACTAACTGAATCTGAAGGAGGTGAGAATACAAATGACGGTGAAAATTGACGTTAAAGGGCCAATTATTTCGAATGATGAAGCTTGGATTTATGATTGGTTTGAAATGGATGCGACAAGCCCAGGTAAGATTACAAAACAACTGGATAACGCAAATAGTGAGGATTTAATTGTATCAATCAATAGTCCTGGTGGTTATGTAGATGAGGGTTCGGAAATTTACACAGCATTAAAAAATTATCCTGGTCATGTGGAAGTTCAAATTGTTGGTTTAGCAGCAAGTGCAGCTTCTGTAATTGCTATGGCAGGTGATAAAGTTCGAATTTCTCCAACAGCAAAAATCATGATTCACAACGCCGCTAAGTGGCATGGTGGAGATCATCGTGACATGGAAAAGGCGGCTGAGATGTTAAAAATAACAGATCGAGCAATTGTAAATGCCTATGTCATTAAAAGTGGTAAATCAGAAGAAGAACTACTTAACATGATGGCTGAAGAAACTTGGATGGGTCCGCAACAAGCATTAGAAAATAATTTCGCGGATGAAATCATGTTTATGGAGAATCCAGTTAAAATGACAGCTTCAACGGCTACTGCTGCCATGCTTCCGCAGAAAGTAATCGATGGCTTTAGAAATGGAACCATGAACAAAGGCCAAGGAATTACAAAGGAAGATTTAAATGCAGCATTATCAGGATTAAAAAATGAAATCCTGAATGATTTACAAAACAATATAGAAGAACAACCAAAGGAGCCGAATCCTAAACCTGTAAAAAACAGTGGGATTAAAGGGCTCCTTTTAAAATTATAAAAAACGGGGGAAACACATAATGGTTATTAAATTTAATAAATCTGAAGCATTTAATAAGGCAAAAGCAAAATTGACGGATACTTTAACTAACGCGGAAAGTACAGAACAAGAACAAACGTCAGCGTTTGAAGGTTTCTTTGATGCACTACAAACAGATGTAGCAAATACAGTTCGTGAACAAGTAAATAATGATATGCTTGATCGTTCCATTTTACAGCAACGTGGTCAAAATGTTTTAACTTCATCAGAAACAAAATTCTTTAATGCAGTTGTTAAAGAAGGTGGATTTACAGATGGCTCAATCCTTCCTGTAACGACGCAAGAGCGTGTGTTTGAAGATTTAGTTACAGAACATCCCTTATTAGCTGAAATTGGTTTGCAAGACTTAGGAGCAGTTACGAAGTTTATTTACTCTGATGCAACGAAGGCGTATGTATGGGGCGAATTATTCGGTGAAATCCGTGGGCAAATTGATGCCATCTTCAAACAAGAAAAAATTGGTCAACTTAAATTAACTGCATTTGCAGCAATTCCGAACGATATGAAGGAACTGGGACCGGAATGGATTGAACGTTATGTTCGAACTGTTTTAGTAGAAACATATTCTGTCGGTCTAGAATTTGGCTTTATTAATGGTGGCGGATCTGTAGCACATCAACCAGTTGGTTTAATGAAAGATGTAAATACAGAAACAGGCGCTGTTACTGATAAAAAATCTTCTGGCAAATTAACATTTGCTCCGTCTGATAAAGGAGAGATTGTAGCAGGTGAGCTTTATGAAGTAGTAAAGGCTTTATCTGTTGATGCAAAAGGGAAATCCAGAAAAGTATTAAATAAAATTGTAATGGTAGTGAACCCAATTGATGCGATTGGCGTACAAGCACGTAATACAATCCAGACTGCAACAGGTCAATGGGTAATGGCATTGCCTTATAACATTAAACCTGTCGAGTGTGAGGAAGTTCCTGTTGGTAAAGCATTATTCTTTGTAAAAGGACAATATATTGCAGCAATTGCAGGTGGATACAAGCTAAAAGAATTTGATCAAACATTAGCTTTTGAAGATGCTACTCTTTATACAATTAAACAATTTGCTAATGGGAAACCAAAAGATAATAAAGCGGCTCTTGTTTACGATTTAGAAATTTCATTTACACCACCTGCAGAAACAAAATCTAAATAAAGGGTGAAGTGAATGAGAAACGCAACAATTTCAGATGAAATATTGCAAGAGTTCAAAGAAAGGATGCACTTAGGAGATGAGGAAGATGATAACCTAAAGCGTATCCTTTCTACGTCCAATAAGGCTTTATTAAGAGTTTGTGGCGATTATGATTTAAATAATAACGAGGAGTTCAAGGAATTAGTCTTTGAACGCTCTCGTTATGCCTATAACGATGCCTTAGAGTATTTTGACAAGAATTTTTTAAGTCAGATTAATAGTTTAGGTGTTGATAAAGCGTTAGAAGAAATTAAATTGGACGGTGATTAATATGCGTCCTTTTCTGTATAAGAAACCATTAAATACGGGAGATTTTCGCAATCGAATTCGTATCGAACAACCTGTAGTAATAAAAGATGAATTAAACCAAGTAATCGAAACATCTTGGCCAGAATTTAAAAAAGCCTGGGCGATGATAAAAACAGTGAAAGGATCTGAGTACATTGAAGCTTCCGCTTCACAAGCTACACGAGTTTATCGATTCGTAATTCCATATACTTCTGGTATTACGGAAGAAATGCGAATTAATATGAAAGGTCGTATCTTTGATATTATCGAACCGCCAATGAATGATGATGAAATGTATCAAACATTGACTATTATCGCAAAGGAGCATGTTTAATATGAACGATTTTGCGGGAGAGCTTGCTAGAGAATTACAAAGATATGCAAATGTTGTGGAAGAAGAATTAACAAATGCACAAGAAGATGTAGCTGATATCGCTGTAGATAAGTTAAGACAAAATAGTCCTAAAAAAACAGGTGGTTATCGAAAAGGCTGGCGCAAGAAAAAAGTTGATAAAGCTGTTGTTATCCATAATACAAAAGGGCAATTGACACATCTTTTAGAAAATGGTCATGCGAAAGCTGATGGTGGACGAGTACCAGAGAAAGTACATATTCGTCCAGTTGAAGAGTATGTAATTGATGAATTGCCAAAACGTATTGAAAGGGCAATTGAATCATGACAGTAACATTAGGAGAATTTATAAAAATTCTTGAAGCTACAGGTTATCCTGTGGCTTATTCGCATTTCACAGCAACACCTGGTAATCCAGTTCCGGAGCCGCCTTATATCTGTTTTCTTGTGGATGGTTCAGCAAATTTAATGGCTGATAATAAGGTCTATCACAAGATAAATGATTTAAATATTGAACTTTATACCATACAAAAGGACTTGGTTGCAGAAGCCAAGCTGGAAAAGGTCCTAGACGATCATGAAATACCTTATGACTCGTATGGGATTTTTATTGAATCTGAGAAATTATTTCAAAAAACATATGAAACGAGGTTGTTGTAAATGAATGAAAACAAGGTAACATTCGGTTTGAAAAATGTACATTACGTGCCATTTGATATTAAAGATTTCTTAGTTACATTTGGGACACCAATTCCATTACCTGGTGGAGTTGAACTAACATTTGAGCCACGCGGTGATTTAATTGAATTCTATGCCGATGACATGCTTTATTATGCGGCAAGTAATAATCAGGGTTACGATGGAACATTAAGTATTGCTACTATCCCAGAAAGATTTGCTATTGATGCACTTGGTGAGGAATTAGATGAAACGGATGGTGTATTAAATGAATTGGCTGATGCAAAAGGAAAACCATTCGCTTTATTATTTGAGTTTGATGGTGACGTGAATGCAACTCGACATGTTATGTATAACTGTTCAGCAAGTCGTCCAACACTTGCATCTAAAACAAAAACAAGTTCGGCTGAACCAAATACAAATGAACTGAAATTTGTTTCTAGCCCAATTGTTTTAGTACCTGGTGGAAGACCAATGGTTAAAACGAAAACGACTGCTAAAACAACACAAGCAATTTATAACGACTGGTACAAAAAAGTATATGTAAAAACACCAGCAGCACCAAAAGGAGCGTAA